GGGGTCGGGCCCTTCCGGTCGCCCGGTATCCTGACAGCGCGGCCCTCCGGGGCAGCCATGAGTAGCCGAAAGGTGAAAGTGTCTTTACCCCGGGGGGGTTGTTCGTTTGACGGTGACCCCCTTGATCTGCATCCTTACTTCCGATGGCGAACCCTATGGCAATCCCAAAAGTTTTCTCTGGCCGGGTTGGCACTCCAATCAACTGGCCCGATGGCTCTTCCGGGGGAGGCATGAGTGGTCAGCTCACTGATGACCAACTCGACGCCCTGCTCGGAACGTCCGGCGCTCCGGCGGCGGGAAACAAGTTCGTCACCAACTCGGATTTCCGGCTGACGAATGCACGCACCCCGGGTGCGCACGCGCCTACGCACAAGGCTGGTGGCTCCGACCAGATTCTCCTCGATGAGTTCGGCGCGCCACTCGATCGAACGCTCCTGGATGCCACGCCGGCCCGGCATGGGTTGCTTCCAAAGCTATCCGGGCAGGGGTGGCAATACCTCGATGGATCCGGGGGGTGGTCGCAGCCGCCGGTCCCCGCAATCGTAGTTCCCACCGGAACGGGGTTCCGGCACGTGACCGCGGGGGTTGAGGACCCGGCCACCAAGCTCGTGGAGAATGCCGACGTCGCTGCCCTGGCGGCAATCGTGGAAGCCAAGCTCTCATTGAATTTTCCCACGCACGCGGAGAACCACGCCGCCCGGCATCTTCTGGCCGGTGGTGATTCATTGCTGTTGACCAACAACGAGATCGCCGTCGGGGCCGCCATCGCTGAAGCGAAACTAAATCTGAATTTTGCGACGCACGCAGAGAATCATGCTGCACGGCATGGCCCGGCCCCGGCCGCCGACCCACTGAGACTTGATGACCTGGAGGTTCCGCAGAATAATACGGACCTGAACGCCTCGATCACCGCGCACGGGTTGTGTCCGTTGCTCTCGAACGTTGCCACGAATTTCTTGAATGGTGTCGGCGGCTGGACCGACCCTCCGGCTGGACTGCTGCTCTCAGGGAGCGCCTACGTCGTCATCGGGGGAAGCGCCAACAGCACCACCAACGGAACTGCGCTCGTGGCGGCCTACGCGGCAGCCACGGCGAAGACACCACACGGGGCTGCACTGGCGGCGAACAACCGATACACGATCTATTTGCTGCCCGGGGTTTACACATTGACCTCGGCGGCACTTGTGATGTCAGCCCAGTTCATCGACCTGGTCGGCATCGGCGGAACGCCGCACAACATTATTCTAACCAGCAATGGCACAACGCTTTCTGCTTCGGGTAATGATCTCGTAATCGCGAATCTGCGGATCCACACTTCGGTCGCTGGAGTTGCGACTTTGAACACCAACGACTATGCGTTTTATCCGACATCGGGGTTAACCGGTCATAAGTTGATCGGTGTGGTCTTCGATGCCGATGATCAGACGATCAATCGGGGGATGCGTTGCGGTGTCACATACGCAGGCATTTATATTGATTGCATCAGCGCCACCGACCGGGGTTTTGGTTGCTGGTGTGGCACAACGCCTGGGGTTGCCTCGGGATATTTTGTCAACTGCGAAGCCAACCGGATGGGATTCGGGATGGGTGTCGGGTCGGCATCGGCGGTGGTGGGCACTGCGACTGGGGTATTCTGGAAGTGCCGGTGCTCGGGGGGCGGATTCGGGGGCAATGGTAATGCCAGCGGGACATTTACCTACTGCCAGACTTGGTCAGCATTCCAGAACGCTTACGCGAACTGCCAGGCCACTGGGGACAGTGCTTGCTTCGGTGGGGGCAACACCGGGGCTGCTATTTCCGCCTCGGGGGTGTTCACCTTCTGCTCGTGCGCGTCCGGAGCTTCCTTCGGCTACAACATTCAGGCCAACGCCGGAGTGGCCTCGGGGACGTTCAAGGACTGCCATTCGGGAGCGATCCGTGCGTTTGGATCCACTTTGTTTTCTGGGACGGCCTATAACTGCACGGCACTGGGCACCTCGTTCGGGTCGGGAACCGGGTCTTCGATCACGGGCCAGTTGTTCAACTGCACGGCCTACGGCGATACGGCATTTGCTGGTGGAGGCGGGTCGATGTCGGCTGCGGCGGTGCTCTACAACTGCATCGGACAGAATTACTGCTTCACCGGGCGCAACGGGGGCGCCGGGGGCGCCATCGCTGGCCTCCTGGTGAATTGTTCCGGAGTCTCGACGTGCTTCGCCTCGGGCACCTCCGGCGGGGCCATGTCGGGCACACTCTCCGGCTGTCGATGCTCGGCTGGTTTCAATCCCACTCTGACCGGGAACATCAGACTTTGCGATTTCCCGACCGGGAACGATAATCTGATTGTCACGGCGCTGAATCCGGCGGCCGACGTCACGGCGTTCACTTCGCAGGTGACTACGAACATTAACGCCGGGAGTGCGGTCGGATTCTACGGGGTGCTGGGGAGTGCGGTGCACTCGACGACGCAGGCGTTGACGATGAACGCCATGACGTCAGCCTACGCCCAGGCCGGGTTGGTCGGGTGCAAAGGAAACACCATGATCACCGCGGCCGCAACAGTCACTTCGGTCATCGGGTTTGGGGTGCAGAACTTGATTCGCGGCGGATGCACGGTGACGCACTGCATCGGGTTGCTTTCGACTCCTTTTTACAACGACTTAGGTGCCGGCAATACTGTGGATAGTGCCTATGGGTTGGTCGTGAAATCCTGCATGATCAATGTCGGCGTCACCCTCAACAACGTTTACGGCATGTATCTGGCGGATCAGCAGTTCGGGACGAATCGTTGGGGTGTGTATCAGTTGGGAGCGACCAACAAAAATTACTTTGCCGGATGGGTGGGGCTCAATGTGGCACCCACCACGATGTTGCATCTGGTGGAAGCTCCGACGCTTACCGCAGTCACGAACATCACGTCGCAGGTTTTGGTTGCGCCGTCCCAGGCGGATAACACGGGCACCGATTACATTGCGCTCAAGATTCAGCAGAATACGGCGACGGCAAACAACTTCAGTGCTACGGGTGCCGGTTATGGAATTGTGGGGGTGCTATGTCAGGCGGGTTCCGGCGCTGCCGGAGCTGGGACGCATTCGTTGATTACGGGGGCTTGGATCCGTTGTTTCAAGAATGGGGCGGGGGTTGTGGCGGAAATGAATGCACTGCACCTTCAGGTTCAGAACAACGTCGCCAACGCGCTTACGCTGTCTCGTTCGCTTTACGTCGAAGCTCCGCAATTGGTCACTGGAACGATCGGGACCAATTATGGAATTTACATTGCTGATCAGAAACCCGCCGGGGTCACCACGGGCTATGGCGTTTATCAACTCGGGACGACTTCTCTGAATTTGTTCCAGGGCCAGGTTATTTTGGGTGTCGCCAGTGGGGCGGGAGCGAACGGTCAGGCATTGGATAGTGGTCCGACTTCCACACTCACCGTTGGGACGTATCAGTGGGGCTCGGTTGTCCCCCTCTTCAATCCGGCGGGTGCTTCAAGTGCTACGTTTACGGGCATTTTCATGCAGCCTCAAACCACCGGGGCGCAGAATTTCAGTGGAACGATTACCGGGATCAATATGCAAGCCCTGCATTATGGCACAGGGTCCTGCACGCTGCTGGTGGGTGGGGACTTCGCCGTCCGAAAGGTGACCACCGGGGCGGTTACCAGCATGGTGGCGCTGCGAACATATTCCGTCAACGCCAATGCCACCGCACAGGTTGGGACGGCTTATGGGTTGTGGTGCCAGACGCCTCTGCTGATCGGTGTGGGTTTCATCACAACCAATTACGGCGTTTACATTGACGACCAGAAACCCGCCGGTGTTACGACAGGTTGGGGCATATATCAGATCGGCGCGACGACGTTGAACTATTATGCGGGCAAGGTTGGCGTTGCAATGTCCCCGGTAAACACGCTGGATGTCACGGGAACTTTTGGGGTGACCAGCACGGCGGCCATTGGGGGCGTGCTGACCATGTCGGCGGGGGTCGTTCATGCGATAGTGTCCTATTCGGCCGCCGGTGCGTTGGCAATTACCACAGCGCACTATTGCGTGCTGTGCGACACCACGGCGAATGATGTCACTTGTAATCTTCCGACTGCGGTGGGGATTACCGGGCGGGTCGTGGCCTTCAAGAAACTTGTCGCCGCGAACAACATGCGGATCATCCCCAACGGAGCGGAAACGATCGACGGAGCGGCAAACTACATCACGGCGGTCCAGTGGAATTCAGTGACCTTGATCTCCAATGGTGCCAACTGGTTCTTGATCTAATATGGCATACAACCCTCGATCTGGTTTTAGTGGAAACGGAGGCAGGATTTTTTACCTCTCGCCGTCGATTGCTTCTGACGTTCCTGGCTATAAACTCGCCGGAGTGCGTCCCTCCGTAGCGGCGGAGCAAACACTTGTCACCAACAACACCGGGACCGGTGACACCTTGATCGGATCGTTCTGCACGCTGTTGTTGCAGCCGGATATTCACGCGCTGCCCGCGGGGCTGGCCTACCGGAACATCTGGTGCAAAACTGATGGGGCCTCGGCTGTCGCCAGGATGAAACTGGAACTTTACCAGAGGACTGCGTTGGGAGTCGAGACGTTGCTGAGGTCAAGCTACTCGAAGAATTTCTCCGGCACCGATGCGGAAATGATTCATTGGACCTACGCCGACGCGTCCGACCATGTGCTTGCGCTGCTTGACAGACTCGTCTTCAAAATTTACGTTGCCCGGGTCAGTGGAGGGTCGGGTTCGGTTCTCACCACGATTTTCTTTGAGGGCATTGATCGCGCATCGCACATTGTCACGACGGTTGATCTTTACACCGGTTCTTGATGGAGAAAATTCTTGCTATCGTCTGCCAGGTTGGTAGAGTGTCGAGAGACCTAGAAAGATTACATATATGATTCTGAAATTGGAAGCCGTTTTGAACCCCGCATTCCAGGATGCGTTTGTTGCACTCACAAATCAACCGTTGCCGGCGCTCTCCGCTTTTCGGTTGGCGAAGATTTTGAAACAGTTTCGTGGCGAAGCTGCCGAGTTCGATACGGTCAGGCAGGCGTCGATCAAGGCGCATTGTTCGATCCCGGGAGATTTGGCCTCGCTGGATACGGCCGCATTCACAAAGGATGTCATGGCGGTGTATGCGGAGGAAATTGAGGTCGAGCTGGTCGGACTGGTTGAACTTACTGACAAGATGACTCTGACCGCGCAACAGGTGCTCCAGCTCGAAGGTTTTGTATATGCACCCAGGGCCGAGAGTCCCGTGAGCGAGGAATCGGACAGCAAGATCGTTCCGATGCCTCCGGCTTGACGGTGAAGCAATCGGGAGGAATACTACCTTCGTGCAGGAACCGAAGAATGAAATTTACAGCCGACGCAATCATCCCGGTGCTTTATCGGAGGAAGTCGCCTGCGCCGCAGCGTTACGAAGCGGAGCAGTTCCTCTTCAAATTCTTCGGGACGCTTCACCCAATACCAGACTGCAATTTCTCTACACCATCGGTTGTGCATTTATCGCCGCCGGTGAACCGCCTATTTTCCCCCCAGTCACCCTCAAATCTTGACGCATGATTACCTACGACCAGCACGACAACGACTACACGATTCTGAAAAAGATTTTACGGGTGCTTCACGATCGCTGGGAGGCCGGCACGATGCAGTTTTCTGCGGAACCTCCGGTGGGCGTCTATTTGGATTTGCAGATGACGCTTTGGAAAAAGATGCTCCAGGCGTTGAATTTGGTGGCTCCCAGCTCAGGCGGACAGATTCTCATGGTGGAACGGATGCCTGGTTTGCTCTCGGCCGACTTGGACGTCCCCGGTCAATGGCTGACGCCGACCACCGGGGCCTCGGATTTCTCCGGAGGGATTTGGACGTGTCCCGAGGGCGGGAACTTTCTGGTTTCGATGCGGACCACGGTTGAGGCTGTGGGTCCGGGGGAGATTTACAGCGAGACGCTATACATCGTCGGCGAGTATGAGCCGGTGATCGAGAACGCGATGGAGTCAATTATCACCGGTGGCACGGGTTCGTTGTCGCAGCACGCTACGGTTTATCGGATTTCACTCAACGCCGGTGCCCAGATCCAGCTCCGCTACAACGTCATTGGACTGAACGGGGTGATTATCAAAGGTGGTGCGTTGGTGGACGATTCGCACGCAGGTAGTTTGGCTTCGTTCTGGTCGATTGTGAAACTGTGAAGGCCAAGATTTCATTCTTGGCCACGCGCTGCTGGGTGCATCTTCAGCGGCGCTTCGATTGGTTCCCCGGTGTGCCGGGCAGTATTTTGAACGGATGGCTGCCCCGGTATTCCCGTCAGTGTGAATTTTCAGGACCCCTTCGTCGCGCTGTGTGCTCAGCATAGAAAAGGTCGGGGCACCTTTTCGTGAAGTCATTGATCGGACTTCCGAGGCGCTGCACAAGGGCGGGGACTCGGTTCAGGCCGCGCGCCTCGCGCTTCATATTCTTGGACAGACCGCCCGGATAGATCGTCCCGACCAGGCACAGAAGACGCTTCAGGCGCTCCTCCATTGGTGTCTGAGTGAAGACCACTACGCCGACGCTGCGCAGCTCTGTTGGTCTCCCACTCTCTTCACTTCTGAGCCGGCCTGCACCCGGGCGGTTTGGAATGCCCTTGATGAATCCAGCGGATTGATCGTGATGGGTGGGGCCTCGATGTCCAAGTCCTATGGTTGCGGCGTGTATTTCATGCTCGACTGGGCTGTCGATCCCGAATATACGACCGTGAAAGTCCTGGGTCCGTCCGAACAGCACCTTCAAGACAATTTGTTTTCTCACCTGATTGAACTGCATCGCCGGTCAGCGATCAAACTTCCAGGCAAGGAAGGTGACTTGTTCATTGGATTGGACTTTCGGCAGCGAAGGTCTTCGATTTCGGGTGTAGTCATTCCGCTGGGAAAGAAACCCGCCGGTCGGCTTCAGGGTGCCAAGCGGTTCCCCCGGGAGGTGGCGCACCCCAAGTTCGGGGTTCTTTCCCGGATGAGGATTCTGCTGGACGAGGCTGAGAACATTCCAGCGGGCATCTGGTCGGATATTGACAACGTGCTCTCGAATTCTGAGGGCAACATGGGGTTGAAAATTGCTTGTGCATTCAACCCGAAGAACCCGGCGCTGCCTTTGGGCATCCGCGGTGAGCCGGTCAATGGTTGGGCGACATTCGACAAGGACAAAGATTGCACCTGGATTTCTTCACGCAACTGGCGGGTGGTCAGGCTTGACGGCGAGAAATGCGAGAATGTGGTTCAGAAGAGGATTTTATATCCCGGACTTCAGACAGAAGAAGGTCTGTTGAAGCTTGCTGAATCGTCCGGCGGTATGACTTCGGCATCCTACATGACTTTCGGGCGAGGGTGCTACCCCACTGAGGGAGTGGCGTTTTCGGTGATCCCGATGTCGGTGCTCAACAAGATCAAGGGCACTTTTATTTGGGAAGGGATCCCGCGGCCGGTGGGCGGCGCCGACCTGGCGCTGGAGGGTGGCGACCGGGCGGTTCTGGCTACCGGTTTGTGGGGAACTGCGGTGGGCATGATTCTGCCTCCGTCTTTGCTCAACCCAAAGGGGTTGAGGGTTGATTTTAAGAATGCCCAGGGGCGGCCCCGCGCGCGCTTCGCGCTGCAAGGCACCGGATTCTTGACGTTGGAGCGCGGGGAAACTGTGTCAATGGCCAGGCAGGTCAAGCGAGTGTGTCTTGAGCTTGGGATTGATCCGGACTGGGTTTGCCTGGATCGAACGGGCCACGGGGCTGGCGTGCACGATCTGGTGAAGGAGATTTGGAGCGATCAGGTGATCGGGATCAACTATTCGGAGTCTGCCACCGAAATGAAGATCATGGAGGAGGACACAGATCGCGCGATTGACGAATACGATCGGATTTACAGCGAATTGTGGTTTGCGCTGAAACGGTGGGCCGAGTTCGACATCGTGAAGCTTCTTCCGACGGTGGATCTCACCAAGAACGATCTCACGCAGCAACTTGCCGGCCGCACATTTGATCCCAAGCTCAGGAAAAAGCTCGACACCAAGCGCGAATTTAAGATGGCGCACGGTGGGCTGTCCCCGGACGATGCCGATGCGCTTACGCTCATGGTGCACGCGGTCCGTCGGTCGTCGGGAGGATACACTCCAACGGGTGTTCCTGCGCTTCAAACTTCGGAGTCTGAACGGGAAGATCAAGCGTGCCCCTGGATTGAAGACGCCACCTCGGAGAGAGACTCGATGGATTCGGTGGATTGACACCCAAAACCGCAAAGTGCATAATAGCAACTGAGTTGAAAGAACTTCGGCCAAATCACAACCTTTACCCGCCTGGCGGGTTTGTGTCACATCTTCCTGGGGGCCCTTTTTTGGGGCACTCCTGGCAGCATGTGATAGACAAGGTCGCACGATACCGGAAGTCCAACCGGTTGGAGTTGGGGGATCCGGAGCAGGAAGTCAACACTGAGTTCTGTTCTCGCAGCCCGCACTACTGCAATGCTGCGGCTTTGGCGGCGCTTCCTGAGTCCGCCAAGAGCGCGCGACACCAGGAGAAATCATTCAGCAATCGGGTATTGGCCTGGCTGGCTTCGATGTATTCCAAGACTTTCATGCGGACGGTTCCGTTGGCCGACAAAGCCGAGGCGACGCGACGGGCGGAAATTTGCGTGTCTTGTCCGCAACAGAAGGCCCGGGAGGTGGATTGCATCACTTGCGGGGGCAACTATAAACTCGTAGCAGATGGGATCAAGAAACGGGTTCCTGGAGTTCACGCGGAATTGTTGTGCTGCCGGGTCCTCGGGGAGGACACATCTATTTCGGTCGGGTTGGGTCAGCGTCCGGTTGAAAATCGGGCACTTCCGGATTTTTGTTGGCGCCGGGCGATCGAATGATTCTTCCAAATCCATTCAAATTTGTCGCAGCGATGGCCCGGGTGGCCAGGTTGTTTATTTTGGGGGAGGACATATTTGCGCCCGTTTGGATGGCGAAATACCGTGCTCGGGTTTGCCGCAGTTGTGCGTTCTACGAAGCTGGGCAATGCTCCAAGTGCACTTGTTTTGTTGGGTTGAAGTCGATTCTTCGTTCAGAATCCTGTCCGATAGGGCACTGGGGACGACTTGACACGAGGCTGTTCTAACCGCTTACTTACTACCACGATGCCCGCTGACAAAGTCACTGTTGCCAATACTGGTGCGACCCCGGGGGAACTACTCAATTCTCCTGATTATGATCCCACCAAGAAGCTCCCCAAACAGCCGCCGGTGCGCGCCATTAAGGATGCGAAGCAGGCCGCCCAGGTGGTCACTACGGTCATCAACGCGTCCCGGGAACGGAACACAAAGAATGCCCGGGTTCAGGCAAAATATAATGCAGAGCGGCCGTTCAAGCAGACTCGGCTGGATACAGACGGTCTTGGGTGGAAAACGAACATCACCACCAATCCGCTTTCGATGATCGTGGACAAGATCGCCCCTCGGTTTGAGCGGGCGTTGTCCTCGGCCAAGTATTTGACCAGTTCTTCGTTGCCGGCTACGGTTCCCGGCGCCTCGAAAAAGAACGAGGAGTTCCAAAAGGAGATCACGCAACTTTGTCGGCAGAAGGCGGGTTGGTCGGAGTTGGTCGGTGATGTCGCTCAGGAGAATGCTTTGTTCGGGTTTACGTCGTTGGGGAATCTCGAAGAGTGGTCTTGGTATCCGACGCATTTTCGTCAGGATCGGTTTTTCGTTCCCCCGTTGTCCAAGCAGGATGCCGACGAATCTCAACTCATTGTCTGGACTGAATTGTTCATGCCGAATCAGCTTGTCGAGATTCTGTCGGATAGAGAGGCGGCTGTGGATGCCGGTTGGAAATACGAGAATGCGGTTCGGGCTGTCAATTTTGCTTTGCCGATAAATCAGCGTTCGATGAATAGCGACACTTCCCGGATATGGGAGGATCTCACTCGTGAATCGAATCTGGCTGCGGCTTACGCAGACAGCGCGCGGATGGTGGAACTTTACTCGATTTTGGTAAAAGAGACCAGTGGGAAGATCACGCATTGGCGGTTGAGCCGAACACCGGCGACAGCCGAATGGGCGTTGGTATTTCAACGCAACGATCGGTTTGAAAAGTTCAGTGACATCGCTACGTTTTTCTCTTTCCAAAAAGCCAACGGAACGATGCATGGATCCAAGGGTGTTGGCCGGTTGGTCTATGATACGGCTGCGGTGATTGACAAGGCCCGGTGCGAGGTAATCGACCGATTGCAGCTTTCCGGTAAGATTTTACTCACGAGTGATGAGAAGCAGATCAAACGATTCCGGATGTCGATGTTTGGCAACGCTATTTTGATCGGCTCAGCCTACCAGGTCCAACAGCAGACTATCACCCCGCACACCGAAGAGTTTTTTGCGCTTGATCAGTTCCTCACGAGTTTGATCGACCAACAGGTGGGGAATGTGAGTCCTCGAATGTTCACCGGAGACCGGGTCACCAAGGCCCAGGTGGATTTGTTCGCTTCTCGTGAGGAGGAGTCGAAGGACACTCCGATCATGCGATTTTTGATGCACTGGTCCAAGGCGATTTCAACCATTCAGCGCCGGGCGTGCTCGAAGGATTGCGATGAAGCTGATGCCCAGGCGATGCGTAAGCGTCTGTTGGCCATTATGTCTGAAGAGGAGCTTGAGCAGTTGGCCAATACGCCATCTGCCATGGTCGTCCAAGATTTGACCGGGCTTGATCGCCAGCAGATTATTCTCATAGCTCAGGAGAATCAGGGGAATCCGTTGGTGAATCAGGTCGAATTGAAGCGCCGTCAATTGACCGCTCAAATGGGGGCCGACTTCGCCGAGGCCGTTCTCAATCCGGTGAACGATCCCACTCAACTTGCTGAGCAGACCCGGATGCAAGAGATCGAGAATATTTTGTTGCAGATCGGTAAACCCGTCCCGGTGAGCCCCCGGGATAATCACTTGATCCATATCGAATCCGTGATGAAGGTGATCGACGAAATGGTGCCGACTCTTGTGGACGACACCTCGAAGGTGCCGGTGGTTGAAATTGCGATTGACCATGTCGTGGCGCACGCGCAAATGACACTTGCCACCGGAGAGAAGATTCCGGAAGTTCAGGCTGCTTTGTCCAAAGTTCAGACCCTCAAAACCCGTATCGCTGCTCTGATGGCGCACGAGAAAGCAATCCAGGAAGGCCTGGGAGCGAACCTCGACGCCGACCAGGCGCTCGCGGCGGGTGCCGGTGCCGCAGACCCCCTGCTGGCTCCGGATGCGTCGGCGGTGCCTGCGCCCGTCGGTGCGGGGATCTGAAGAATGGCTACACGAGACTCGGCTTTTCAAGCTCCGGAATGGGATTCAATGGACAGCGCGAACCTTCGCGGGTTCCTGGCTTCTCAAACTGGCCGGCGGTTCACTTTTCGGTTGATCAATTCTCGTCCGGGGTTTGAGTTGCCCCACAATATTAGGGGGGATTTGATCCAGGCCCGGGCCTTGGAAGCCGCGGTCATTGAGGGCTATGAGACTGCGGTGGCTTCTGTTTTTAGTTTCATCGAGACTGAGGTTCTTGGAGACGCGATTGCGGCGGTCTATCCGTCGATCGACAACGAAGGACTATGGGACAAACGGTTGACCGCGGAAGAACTTCCGGAGCCCATTGTCCAATCTGAAACGGTTGCCGCCAGTCTTGAACCGCTTCCCGAGTTCTCAATTCGACCCGCTACACCCGCCTGATCTATGCCTGAAAAAACTACTCCCGTCAGAGACGAGCCGGTTATCACAGAGGTTCCTGTTGAGCATACAGGAACGGTAATTGTTGAGGACGCCGGCCAGAAACGATTGACTTTTCAACGGGCCGATGTTGCGCTCGACGAACTCATGGCGGCGAGGCAGAAGAAGGAGGATGACGATGAGGGGGCAGCGGCTAAGAAGGCTGCGGATGAAAAAGAGGCTGCTGAAAAGGGGGTTGCCGGTAAAGCGGCCGACAAGCCGGTCGTGGATGCTGGAGCTGCGACTGCGGGCGATCTAGCAACGCAAGGCGACGCGCAGGGTGCCACGGGTGCCCAAGCAACGCCGGGCGAAGGGCAGGTTGACGCAGTCGTAGCTCCAGCAGTCACAGATGATCTTGTTGCAGATCCCGAGTTCCTCAAAAAAGTTGAGGAAATAAAACTTCCGCCGCATTCGCGTCCGGCTTCCGCCGAGGCGTTTGCTACGGTCAAAGAAATGGGTCGGCAGGAGGTTGAGCGGATTTCCAAGCGCGCGCGGGCACTGGCGGAAGAGGTTGCTGCGTCTAAAGCGTCGGCTGCGGAAGCTGCGGCGAAAGCGGCGCAGGTTCCTCCGGAGATTTTGAAGGAGGTTGAGGAACTGCGAAATTTCCGGGCTGCGCTCGATGTGGATAATACGCCGCAGGTGAAGGCCGTGACGGAAAAAATCACCGCGAATGAAGAGCGGGTATTTAGCTTGCTTCGGGAAAATGGGATGTCCGATGACGGCCTCAAGCAGATCAAGGAAGAACTCGGTGGCGTTGCAAAGGTTGATTGGTCTTCGGTGTTGGCGAAACTCGACGCAACCGCGGCTGACGATTTGAAATCGTTGGTTTCGGAGGCGCGGATACTTGGTCGGGATCAGGTTGAGGCAGCCAAGAAAGCTCGGGCAAACGCTTCGGAGTTTGTGAAGGCTCAGGAACAAGCAGAGATCAAGCGGCAGCAATTGGTTTCTCAATCCCGGGCGACGGCTGCGGACGTTCTTCTCGCCAAGATTGACCATGCGCGAGAGGTCGATGTGGCGAAAGTTTCCGAGGTTGACCGGCCAACCGCTATTATTCGCAATGCAGCGGCAAAAAAGATCCGCGAACGTGTGGCTGCGGCGTTGTCCGATACGTCTCCGGATATGCACGCCACCCTGGCCGTAGGGTCTGCGCTGGCGTTTGTTTATGCGGAGCAAAATGATGGGCTCACCAAACGGCTGGCCACGATTGAGACGGCGCACAAAGCCGCGCTGGTTGCGATGCAGAAGGAACGAGATACTGCGGTGGCGCAGCTCGATCGGATTCGGAAAGCTTCGCGGGGAAGCCGGGTTGACGATCCTAATCGGTCGGTGCGTAAACCGGTTGATGCCGGTGGAGAATACAAGTTCGGGGTGCGGTCTTCGCAAGCTCTCGATCAGCTTGCTGAACAGGTAACTGCGGAACGCAATTCAGCATGACCTTGGCAGAATTAGTCGTTCGTAAGGTGGTTGAAATGGGAGACGAAGCCGCCTCCCAGTTCTTCAGGCATTGTCTTGTTGCGGTTAAACAGTGGAGGATGGGATCTCGTGCGGTTCCTGCGTCTGCGCTGGAGAGAATGTATGCAGCGTTGAACAGCAATCCGGTTCCTGAAATTCTTGAAGGGAACTGGGAAGGACGCAAGGTTGCGATGCTCCTGCCTTGGTATAAACAGGTGAACCCGGTGACGGCGTTTTGCCTCATGGGGCTGTTCAATCCCGCGACGATGCGGGTTTTTATGTCCTGCCAGGATGCGTTCATTGCTCATACTAGAAACACACTTTCCAGAATGTTTCTCAATTCACCGTGCGAGTGGGCGGTGATGTTTGACAATGACATGGTTTATCCATTTGGGTCTTCGGTCTTTTTTAACGGTATCACGCGATTTGAGTTTTCTGAAGAATTTGCTGGGGCCAGAACGATTCACCGGTTGATGTCTCATGGGAAATCTCTCGTCGGTGGACTTTATTTTGGGCGCAATGAAGATGGAAAACCGATGTTTAGTGAAGGACTTTCTGATCCGGAAATAACTGCGCTGGTCCACAAGGGCCCCCAAAATAAGTTGATGGCGACTCGATGGGTGGCGACGGGGTGTCTGTTAATTCATCGAACGGTTTTTGAGGACATCAACAAAAAATATCCGGATCTCGGGGATCATTGGTTTACACCTTCAGAAGCGGACTTGCTTGAATCTGTGAAGACCGTTCGGTCCATGCTCGGGAAATTTCCTGATCAAGAGATTGACCGATTTTTGGCTTCTGCGGTGGAGCAAACGCAGCACAATTCAAAACCTGGTTCGGGGGAGGATGTGACTTTTTGCATTCGCGCCGGGCTTGCCGGGCATCAACCGCACGTGGACCTTGGTTTGGTTTGCGGGCATATTGGAGACGCTGTTTATGGGCCTTTCAACACCCGTTCGTAAAAGTGTTAACGCGGGGTGCAAGTGCCTCGATCCTCGCGCGCTGAAGGTGGCCCGCCCGAAAGGTGTTCCTGAGTCCAAATTGATGATCGCGATGCAGTATTGGGACGGGGATAAAGGGCAGGCTGAAAAGTTTCTTCGGTTGATTACGGATATGCAGGAGGGTTATTCGACCGAAGCGGGGGTCATGATTTCGGCCAGGTTTGATTCGTCGATTGACGAAAAACTTGTGGAATACGTATCCCGAAAATTTCCGGTGGTGACGCTCGTTGGTCGGCGGAGAGGGACGGGTTGGCCATTTGGATGCAACGAGGTTTGGTTTGAGACGATGTTGTGGCTTTTCGGGCAAAGACGTTCGGGCAGACTCTTGGAATATAAGGCGGCACTCACGCTGGAGGCGGATGATGCCCCGCTGGCAAAGGATTGGATCAAGCGGCTTTCCGATGCGTTTGATGCCGCCCGACCGGCACACGTAATCGGGCATTTGCATTCATGGGATCGCATGAATGACCAGCGAAAAATTGCGTCGTTCCATTGCAATGGGAACGCATTGTTTGCGCTTTCGCCAGAATTGGAACGAGTTCTTGTCGCTCGGCAGGGAGTTCCTGCGAACTCTCCATGGGATTGTCACATGGCGCCTGCGTTCAAAAAGCTTGGCTGGTTTAGCACTCCGGCAGTTCGGTCGATCTATAACACAAAGGGTCTTAAATTGAAAACTTTTGCATGGATGCGGGATCGAGGCGGTGCGTTTGTGCATGGGGTGAAGGATGATTCTGCATTTGAGATCGCGCGGAGACTTTATGTTGGGACGCCGGTTGACAGCACACTATCGGCTGCGCATAATACAGAGGTCGAGAACTAAATCCTCGCCGTTGTTGTTCTCCAACGGTAAAGGCCTATACGCCCGCTGGCCGGGGTGAGAGTCGGTAAACGCGCGCAAGCGCCCGGGCACGCCGGCAGCGTGTATGTCGGAGAACTCTCAATCCTATGGGTGCTATTTGCAATGAACCCGATGCCCTAAGCGACATCGCGGTCAAAGATACCAATCGTCTCGTCGGTCGAATCGCGGAATCGCTCGCGATGAACGCCGTGTTCATCAACGTCCTTGATGGTGGGACTTTCGCGTCCGGGCTATCGGACACCGTCCGTTCTGCGGTCAGTATGCCCGCGGCTCCCGGTGATTCGCTCGCGATCCCCACGTTCATGAACGATACCGCTGTTTGCGGCACCGATGGGATCCAGGATCTCACGGGCACCATTGAGTTCCAATACTCGCTTCAGACGAAGCGCGGTCGTGGCCCTCGTGTGTGCATGAAGAAAGGTTACGCTGCTTATCGGGACAGCTACCTACAGGCCGAAAATTCGTTGGTGAAACTGATTGTTCAGTATATCAACGCGGACGTTCGGGCCCAGTTGTATCTGAACAGCGCCTCGAAATTCAATGCCGCGAAGGGCTATTGTTTTGAGGATTTGTTCACCGGTGGCAATCCTACGGACATCGGCGTGCAGTTTGCGCAGGTGCTTCCGACTGGTCCGGTGAGCTTCAAGGCTCTTCAAACTCTGAACCGGTATATGCGAGAGGCCCTCCTGGCTGAACCGTTCTCCGGTGAAGGCAAGGGGCAGCCGCATTGCAAAGTCATCGGCTCCGCCGAGATCATCGACGCGTTCCGTGAGGAATCCGGAGTGAAGGAGAATATGCTGGCGTTGACCGCCGGTGGCTATCAGATCGGTGAGAACACGTTGACCGCCTATTCCTGGGAGACTTCCCCGGCGTATCGCGGCATCGCGTTCGGCACAGATCAGTCCCCGCTTCGCGCCACTGGTTTCGACCAGAACGGTGATCTGAACCTTGTGGATCCCCGCCTTGTGGTTGCCGACCCGGCTACCAACACGGCCTACAGCATCGTGAATCCTGCGTGGCTCACGGCGCCCTATGAACTCCTGTTCGTGCTCTACATGGACAGCTTCCGCCGGCTGGTGCCGGAAAAGTATGTCGGCGAGGGTTCGTTCAAGTTCGCGCCGCAACTCGTTTCCGGTGAGTTGATCTGGCACTACCTCCTGGACAACGACTGCAATTTGTGGGGGGATTACGGGTTCCACAAATATCAGATCACCCGGGCCTATCAGCCTGTGCGGCCGATGCACGTAGTTCCTGTCCTCTACCGTCGGTGCAAGTCTGACCTGGGGCTCGAAGATTGCGTTTCGACCAGTTGCCCCGTCCTTGGTGAGCTGTAAGCCGGAATCCGGCTAGTCAAAGGGGGCACGTCCTAGTCGGGCGTGCCCCTTTCTCATGTGCGGCTCGTATAACATCTAAATATCCTGCGGAGAATAACCGAGGGAATGCAGGCGGAAATCCTGCGCTGCACCACACTACAAAAAAGTTGTATGATCAGGCCTTTCGAGTTTGCAGCGCCATTTGATCTGCGGGTCCTTCCGGATTCGTATATCTCTCCGGCGTTCAACTGCGCACTTGAGACGGCTGGTTACCATTCTTCGTCCTCGTCTTCGGGGGGCACGGTTCCTGAAATTACTACTGCGGATTATGTTCGCGCAGCGTTTGACCATTTGAAGAGTTTGGAATTGCCGCGCACTACTCGTGTGGGGTTTTCCATGACACTCGATCCGTATCCGTTTGGAGGAATTTTTCCGCAGATTTCCGGGAATGTGGTTGGGATTCCCGCGGGAGAGGAAGCGAATTACGAGATCCGGGCATACCGAGGATTGCATTTGGATTCTTCGCTGGATCTTCTGGATGCTGTTGGGACGCCTAACACGGACGGAACCTGGGTGGTGACGGGGTCGCTTATTGGTGGATATTCTGCGCAGTTGTGGGATCTCACCACGAATGAGTTTGTCACTGAGGCTTTTCAGGAAACTGGGTTGCTGCGAGCGTTCGGATCTGTTTTGAATACCGACCTCAACTGGGAGTTCAAAAGTCGGACTTGCCGCGTTCGGGATCAGGCTTTTGCAGTGATTGCAGCGACGGCGATCGGGGATTATGAGACGGCCGTTCGGTGGGCTAATGGGCTCGCAACAGTGGTCCAAAATTCGGGGCAGTCGCCGGAAGAAGTTTCTTATTTCGGCGCGACGTATGAAGATTTATATGTCCGGACCGACACGCTTTGTTGGATTGCTTACGCGTTTTCGTTTTTGTGTGAACGTTATCCGGAGAACCTGGATTTTAACATTGTTGAAAACCTGGCGGTGTTTAACGTTGCCTCTTTGTGGATCTACTACTTGATTCAATCCCCAGTTGATGATCCCCGTTATGGCGCGGTCCTTGCAGGGAAGGGAGTTTATCCAGCTCCGGCGTATGTTTTTGATGGTAATTTCGTGCTTCCGGAGTCTTTTGTATCTGACAATGCAGCGGCCTATTTTGCGTTTAAGAAATTCGCTGACGTATTCCCAACGCATTGGTTCGCGAGTTTGAGCCAACAGGCCGCAGATGATGTTGCCAAAACAGTGAAGCGGACTTGGGAAAGTGTGTTGCTGCGGTCACCTCACGCTGTCGATGAGAACAACGTCAGTGACATCAGGCACAATCTTGAGGATCTGGCCTGGTATGCACTCGTTGCTCGGGCCACGGGGAACGTGAGCAAGCAACTTGACACGTTGGCAATGTTGGAGAACTACCGGGTTGCCGGCGGTTATACCAGGTATTTGGCAACCTACGGTTATGGTGGTTTTGCTGACGGAGAGATCGACGTTCCACACTCTGCATTGACGGCAACGGCTTTGTTCGCTTCCGGGCAGCAAAGCGTGAGCGATTCGCTGTTGAACGAGTTGAAATTCGTTTGGCAGGGCGTCGGATTCACCTCGAATTTTCTGGATGATCCGGCGCATTTGGAACGCGATCAGTCCTCCGCATTGGCTGCGGCTTTTACCATTCTTGCAGGCAGACCTAACGGTTTTCTTGACTTATGAGTTCTGAAATCACAGATATTTTTGCGGTTCCGGTGCTCTCGGCTGAGCCTCCAGAGTTCAAACCAGCCATCCCGGATGTATTGATGCGGGACTTGGTCGGGGTGGAATACAATCGCTGGTTGGCCAGTGAGCTTTCTGTGATGTCGCAGAAGCACGATTGGTTGATCCGGCAGGTTTGTCATCTGGCCCAGGTCACCTCGGCGCACCACCTGCAAATCGTGAAGTGGAAGCAACGCGTAGAAAGTCCGGTCACCGCAGTTGCGGCAATTGTTGTGTGGTTCATCCCGGTTTGGATCCCCAGATTGTTTGCTTGGATCTTTCCATGAAAGTGCTCGTTCTAAGCGTAATATTGGCGTTCTGTGCTGGATGCTCGTCGCTCATGCCGAAGGCGGTGGAGTTCGGGCAGGACAAAGTAGCCAAATATCCTGCGGTTTCGGCCAAACAGACCGAGGTATTGAAGCAAACGGCCTGGAAGGCCTCCGAGCTGGCGCGCGAGGTGCACGTTGAGGCGGTCCAGGAGAACGTTTCGACTAATTTGATCGCCAAAGCCGAGGACACGTCGTTGCTCACAGAGTCGGTTTCAGACGCGCTAGGCCCCCCGAGGCGCCAACCGGCCGAAGACACGACCGCGCGCGAGCTGGTGGCCAGCCTGGAGCATCGGATCGCCCTTTACGCAGCCGATGTCCAGGACTTCAAGGATGAAATTGCGCCTCTGGCCGGGAAAAAGGTCGAGGGAACGGGCTGGTTTCAGGTTCCCTATCTGCTTTGGGTCGGTGGAATTGCGGTTGCGGCCTGGCTGGTCTATACTTTCGGCAAAATCGGGCTCTCGGTGGCTGCTTTGGCGCACCCGGCGGCCGGGATGGGCCTTGCGGCGGTCAACTTGACGGGAAGCATTGCCGGAAAGATGATTAAGCAGCTTGCGGTGGGTGGGGAACGGTTCAAAGAGGCGCTCGGAAAGCTCAACCTCGACGAGAAGGTTCGCGAGATGGTGTTGAATACGTTCCGGGCGGAGCATAAAGGCGTTCAGGACGAGGACACGCAGGCGGTGGTGAAGGAACTGACGAACAAAGGCTAATATGAGCTGTAATTGCAACGGTAGCGGGTGCGCGGGGTGCTGTGGGACGTCCACATTGAGCCCATGCACCGTTTGTGCCCCCAACACAGCGGCAAACGAGACGCTTTCGAGTGTGCTCGACAATTTCATCGCGTCGTTCTTTGGGGAATTGACGAAAACCGAGGTGAACGGCGTTGTAATTTGGGTTTTGCCATGCGACCTCAATGTGGGACTCCAGAATAATCCCCGGCTGACCGATGAGGGGTTGGCGTGCTACTTTCTGCGACTTTTTGAGGATGGGATCACCGGGCTTACGGGACCGCGCGGGTTTAAGGGTGATGCGGGCACCGATGGCGCCAGTGGAGTTTGCTTTTTGACTTCGGCGTTCACACAACCGACGGATTTGTGTCCGGACATTACGATCACTGTGGATAATCCGGATCTGCTCGCGCCTGAAATGTATATTTGGATCCCCGGTTCCGGGTATTATCAGGTCGTGCAGGTTGTTGGAGACGTTGTGACAATCACGTTGATTGCTGCGATCTTGAGTCCGAATCCAACCACTCCGATTGACACCCCGGTCATTCCGGCCGGCGCGCGGGGTGAGACGGGGATTCAGGGACTCGTTGGTCCAGATGGTCCTCAAGGTCTGCAAGGAAATCCTGGTAATAACGGTTCTAACGGAGCAAATGGAACCTCGGTTCAAGCATACTTGGAGACAACTTTTACGATTCCTGCGGTGAACGCCGAATCTGCGGCTCCCATCGAGATTGATGTGAGTTTGGGGTCATTTGGTTTGATCGGGGCTACTCAAGGGCAGTGGGTGTGGGTTGAGGGAGCCGGTTATTTTCAGGTGACTACGTGGACCAGTGCTACGCAATTCAAACTGACGAATCCGTTGGGGTATTTTACCAACGAGACTCCGGGAACAGTGGTAGGTATAGGTGCGATGATTCTTGCGATGCCACCTCCGTCCCCCTCAGAATTGGATACGCAGACGGTCAAATCTACGGTTCGGGCGTGCTCGGCTGGAGATGGTAATCGGGGTTTGAATGGCGCAGACACAATCGACGGCGTCGTGATGGCCAACGGGGATCGGGTATTGATAACGGCACAGACGGATTCGACAAAAAATGGGATCTATGTGGTCAATACTGCGGGTGTTTGGACCCGTGCGACGGATTGCAACAGCGTTGCCACGATGTTTCCCGGGATCATGGTCCCCGTTGGTTACAATTTAACCGCTACCCGGTTCAATAATACGGTTTGGACCCTTATGTGGGATATGGCGAGTCAGTTCGATGTCGGCACTGATGACGCATTTTTCTACATGACGAATGCGTTTTTGCCAGCGTATGCGTCGGTCGGGTATCAAGGGCATATCGGAGGTAACCCTGTTCAAACATGGCAAGCCAACGATACCTGGAAAACAATTTACAATAATGCGTTAGGGACATACTTTGATGCGGGACGCGTGCTCAACATAACTCCCGTGCTTCAAAGCACGCACCCAGTTCCCAAGGTGGAAATTGTTTTGGCGGGGGACTATCTTTGCTCGTTTTCTGCGGAGGCTTATCGAGTAACAGCAAATGCGGATCGGGTCGAATTGGGAATTCTTCTGAACGGCGCAGTCGATGCCGGTGGTGGTGTGTGCGGCGGTCAGTTGGATACGGACTACGATATTAGTTTAACACTTTCTGGACAGGTGATTCTCCAGAATCTTCAGACCGGGGATGAGGTCGAGTTGATGTCCAGAAACCGATCTGGCAATCGGGTATTCAACCTCCGGAATGTCACCTTTACGATTCACCGGGTATTCTAATGGCTCAGCTTGAAAGACCGAGGGTGTATCCCGGAGGTTATGGTTTCGACTCCGAAGGGGTTCTTGCGTGTCCGGCTGATTCGGATCTGTGGTGGAAACCCTTATCGGCGCCAGGAACGGATCCGAGTATTAACGGACCGGTAGGTCCTGATCGTCACGATAATGATCCGTTTTTAGATTTAGGACTTCCGGCGATCGTTGCGAAGTTCGTTTTGGATACGTTTGAACTTTACGCGCCTTGCGATTTGGTAGATGGGTTGAACCTGCTTGACTGGCGTTCGACATTGTATTTTGGCGGTTCATGGGGTGCGCGCAGCCTTCCGCTGTGTGCTTGGGAGAATTTTGAAGCCGGCAACCATGGAGAACCTCTTGACGGTCTGGGGAATTGTCATCAAGGTTTTGGAGGATTGTGGGTGGCACGCAATCGTCCGTTCGGGTTGTATGGTTGGGATGATTTCGAGTCTTACATGCCTTTCTGGGATGTGAATGGACTCAACAATGGTGCGGGGTTGGGGCCAATGGTTGGGCGAAGTTTGAATGCTCCGGCTTTGGCCTACGATACTTTCGAGACTTATTTCGGGGGTTCAGTGGTGGCGGGACTGAACGGCGGTGGAGGTTGGACGGATCCTTGGGTGGGCGGGTCCTCTTCGGAGCCGATTGTCAGAAATCGGGTTTGTGGGATTGTTCCGATGGACAGACGCGCTTCACTGACGCTTACCCTCGCTGGGAGTGAACTTTCTCGTAAACTTCCGTGGGCGGACACCTGGCAAAAAATCAGGATAGCGTTGCGGCTTCAATGGAAGGAAGAGGTGGACACGGAAGTATTTAACTTCCCAAGATTGGCTATTGGTGTGTGCAACGGCGACGATGTTCCATTGAACCGATTTTCCAGTGCTACCTGCAATAATTTCCTCGGTGTGGTGCTGTCAGACTGGCTCATTTACGCGCGATGGTTGGGTTGGGACATCGTTCCTTTTGGGACTGGCATTCTCAAGGCCTGCCAAAAGATTGCCGCAGTAGAAACTTTCGGTGTCGATGATTTGACTGACAATGATTCTTGCGCAGTGATGCTCGGGGCGGACACTGTTTCGGGCGAGGCTTATCCTCCTCGTGGAATTTTGTTCATTGACATTACGAAAGATACTCCGAAATATCGGGTTCAAGTTGGTCTCCGCGGGATTGGTAGCAACACCATTCACGGGGACGAAACCGATGTCACAGATGCGTTACTCAGGTTCTACGAGGCTATAGAGTATCCGATTGCTCCGTTTCCAGGCGGACCTCCGGTAATGGGCCGGCACTTCGGTCCGAATAGTGCGGATCAAGAATTCACAGTGGATGAGAGCGGAGATGGGGTGCTCGATACGCTCAATATTTTCTTGGACGATGGCGGAGAAACCCCTTTTGGGGACTACTATATCGAGTTAAGTGACGTGGACGTTGTCAAATTTGCGTAAGGAAAACTATGCCTATCCCAACCATTTACTACCGGGCGATCGGAACCCCCGAGGATTTCAATCGTGTTATGCTGAGCAACGGAGTTGTCGCTCGCGAGCATGGCGTCTCTTCTTGGGACCGTCTGCGGATGATTTTCCGGGTATCTATTACACCGGATGGAGGAGCGTTCACTAATATCGACGATTGGCCGCATTTTGTCTGGGGATTCTGCCATGGTCAGGATTACCTACCTCTCGAAGACACGGTGGACAACTTCGCCGGTTGGTGGACCAACGATCAAGATGCCGACCGGTATGCTTCGACGCCTTATTCATACTATTTTGATCCGGTCAACGCGGTCACGATGGTTGGCGCGATGCCTGCGAACATCGTGGAACACGGGGAAGGACCGGCGGGTCTCTTTATCTTTGGCGCGGAGACGCTCGCCAGGTCTGCGATGATGTTCGACATTATCCGGCTTGGTGGTGGCTCATTCACGTTGCACCCGGCGCTGTTTCGTTCGGCTTTCGCTGATTCAACCGACGCGGACGAACACACCTTTTTGGAGCAGGCCATTGAACTGACTCCGGCGATGACCGGGCACGGTAGTTCTGGATGGGATCGAACGGTCACCATCGACGAGCCTGGGGATGGGGAACTGGATTCCATCTGTTTTGGGTGGGATCGGGTGAACACGCGGATCGAAATCAGTGATGTCGGAATTGTCCGGCTTGCTTGACGTTTCGGAACGGGACCCAGATAGTAGAAGGAAGCAAATGTATGAGTATTGACCTTGGAAAAGTTTCGGATGGCCCGTTGTGCCCTCCGTCCACTGTCTCCAGCCAGCAGAAGACGACGATGTTTTATCCGTCACTCTATTTGGAGAACATCGAGAACCTACCCTCGATCCCTGAGTCGGGGTCGATGCTGGTCCGGTTCAAACGGCGCAGTATTTCGGCCACCAAGCGCGACGATGGCGAGTCATCTGTGACGGTCACGATCGACGTAGTTTCCATCGAGAAAATCACCGGGGAGAAAACTACGCGCAAGAATTCTGTGGATGCGTTTGATGATGTGGCCAAGGAAGTGTTCGCTGACAAGAACGAGGAATAAACCATGGCTGCCCCCGCAGGTTTCCAAATCGGAGCGGTGCTTTCGGAAGCGCGTCGCATTCTCGGGACGTGTCCGCAATCGGTCGTGCTCTCGAAGATTTCCCAGGCTGTTGAGATTCTGGCCAACGCCGGGGATTTCGATCCGCTCATGGGATATTTGGATATTTGCACTGCCGGTTGTATTGTCACTCTCCCCCGAGAGGTGTCAAATATCCTGGCCGTGAACATTGGTGGGACTCCGTCAATGGCACGGAGCCAGCATTACAACTTTCATTTGAACGGTCCGGGCGATTGCACCGGTCTGTGTAATTACTCATGGCAGGACCTCGGGTTGGTCCCAACCTATCGAGAACTGATCTCTCCGTCGAAGTTGATCGCTTTCGTGCAGTTGGCGGAGGACGCTGGGGCAGAGTTGTGGGCCTACGGAGAAGACGTGCTGGGCAATGTGATCCGGACAAAGGAGAATGGTGTCTGGTTCAACGGATACCGAATTCCGACGGTGTTCGGCTACGCGCTGCCGGATTCGACGGCCCCGACGTTTGCCCGCGTGCTACGCGTCCGCAAGGCGGAGACCGTCGGATCTATCCGGTTGTCCAGTTTTGACAATGGCATCGGCACTGGGACGCTCCTGGGCAATTTTCAGTGGGATGAGACCGACCCGCAGTATCGCCGGATCAAACTTCATACGTGCGCTGACTGGATTCGCATTGCGTTTCGTCGGGCGATCCCGTTATTCGCTTCGACCGACGATTGGGTCCCGATGCCTTCGCTCACTGCGCTTTTCGCCATGCTAGAGGCAATGAAGTATTACCAGGAGGGTGATCTGGCCCGGGCCGCCGGCTTCGAGGCGACTGCGCGTCGGTGGCTCACCGAAGCAATCTGGGCGTCAACGCCTCCGGGCCAGGAGCCTGTTCAGGTGAATCCAAGCGACGTCTTGTTTGATGCTTCTGACGCACTTGACTGATGGCAATCGCCGCCGACAACCGGATCCCGGACGCAGACTTTGCGTTTCCCTATGGGGTCAATAGCACGATCGACCCGGACATCATGCCCGCGGGAATGGTCGTGCGTGCGTTCAATGCGGTCAATCGTGGCGCCCGATGGCGTTGCCGGCCGGGGCACCTCCAGCTTAACTGTCTTCCTGATGGGGAACTCCAGGGTGCGTTCTTTTACCGGCCCACTGACTCAGCGTCGCAGCTCCTTGTCGCCGTAGCGGGCAAAATCTACGCGGCGAATGCCCCGTTCACAGAATTCATTGAGCTTGCCGGTCTCCAGTTTGGAGTGCATTCCCGGTTTGTGCATTTCTGCCAGGGTGAGCAAGCAGTCGTGCATAACGTCGCGGACGATTCGTTGACGCTGATTTCTCCGCATTCTGTTGTGATAATTCAGGACGGGATAACGGCGCCGGGCGTTTGGGACGGGACTATTTCGGGGCACGACACTAGTTTGCCGGTCGGAACGGTCATGGCATGGTCTGGGGATCGGCTGTGGGTGGCTCGGGGGAAGCGGTTGTTTGCGTCTGACTATGCGAATCCGCTGTCGTTCTGGGAAGGCCAATATATCAACGATCAAGGATTGAGCATTGGTGCATTCATCTTCAAGCACGACATTACGGCGCTGGCGGAAGTGTCCGCGGTGCAGGATCCCTTTCTTGTGGTGTTTACCCGGGAATCGACCGAGGCGGTGTTGACCTACATCCGGCAACGCGATGCTTGGAACACAGTTGCCGGGTTCATCACGACGCTTTACCCGAACATTGGGTGTGTGGGCCCGAATGCCTGGGCCACGTTCAATGGAATGCTTTGGTGGTATTCCAGCCAGGGGTTGATCAATTTGAACGCAGCCGAGTCCTCGAAACGGTCCTCAGAGATTTCGTATCTCGACGGCCCGATGGTGGTGTCAAAACGGCTGCTGTCTCCCGACCTTGAGGGCGTGGCGATGGGGTCGCACGAGAATTATTTGATGGTCAGTGTGCCTTATTCGCAGAAGAAGAATTTGCATACGTGGGTTTATGACAGCTCCGTCGCAACGGCTGCCGCGGTGATGAGTGCCGGGTGGCAAGGCTACTGGGTGGGGACCCGGCCGGTTTGTTGGGTGAGGGGGACGGTCAACAACGAGACGCGGTGCCTACACGTGAGCACCGACCTCGACGGCAAGAATCGGCTGTGGGAGTCCTTTCAGCCTGACCGGTTGGATAATGGGTGCCCGATTCTTTGGGGGTTTGAAACGCGCGCCTATGTCCGGTTCGACAAGCAGGCCTCTTGGATGCGCTATGCAGATTTGCACATGGCGGATTTCACGCAAGACGCCGATATCCGGGTGCTTTGGGCGGGTTCCGCGCGGGGTCCCTACAAGTCGATCAAGCTGAAAGAGGTGAAGGTTGCCTCTGGGTCGATTGACTCGGCGTTGCCGTTGGATGCCGAAGAGGTGATGTTCGCGTTCAAATCGCAATCGCGATACCTGCGGACCGAGGAAGTCACCCGGCAGGAGATTACGGAGAATTCCTCGGATGGCGTCGAACATGACGCCTCGGAGGAGATTGATTTTGGGTTTCAGTTGCTTGTGCTGGTGCTCGGCCCGGGTTCGGTTCGTGCGATCAAGGCGTTTGGCCAGCCGGAGGCGGAATCTCGGACCGGAGTTTGTGAGGCGGCCGACGACGAGTTTCGAGGGGTGAGGTTTGACGGAGCAGCTTCAAAGGCAGATACTAAGGCTGCCGTGATCGAGGTGCTGGCCGACGGTCCGGTTGATTATTCAGCCGGGGCTTCGGTGGTTTATACCTACCGGGGGGTGCAGGCGGTTGGGGCGGGGACGGCAACGGTTCCAATTTCGGCAAACGCGGCGCAACGATTGGCCGATGCGATTGCGAGCATGAAAGCGGCGCACGAGCTGGTGCTTGTGGCGCCTGCGTTCATTGGTGGTGGCAAAGTATGCCAGGATTTGCAGGCGGGTGCGGATGACATTGTCGGGAACGAGCTATGAGCACAACCAAGACTGGGCTGTATCTTCG